ATGATTCTAATACATCAAATAGTGATTTATCAATATATCTTACTAATTGAATGTATTCACCTATATTTAATGTATATCTATCAAAATAATAATTTCTTAATTTACTTAATTCACCATAATTATCTCTAAATTCATCTCGTGGGTCTCCTATGTAATCATCAAGATTAAATCCACCAATAGATTTCATTATATCTAAATTTATTTCTTTTGTAGGAGAGAAAAATAATCCTAACTTATCACTATCTAGTGGAGATTGGTCAAATGATTTTTTAGTTGCTCTATTTCTGTATGATAAATCTGTTATTTTAGTTTGTGATTCGAATCTTACTTTATTACCAAAACTATAACCTGCAGATGGAACTTCAGCAGTTACATCTCTATCAAATATTACATATTGATATGGGTAATCTGTTATAGATGGGAAATCAGAAGCTGTTGCGAATGTTCCATAAGTTCTACCAACAGATACATTCTTTATAAACTGGTCACCTCCACTATGTCTATTTTTAGGATGTTCAAAATCTAATCTAAACATTAAATCTTCAGTTGATGAAGAAATATGATTTCCATTTATTGCCTCTGGCATTAATGTATGGTTACTAATAACTGATTCACTAAGAGGAGATGACCATAATCTAACTTCATCAATTGAACCTGTTAGAGTAGAACCTCCTACTTTTAATTGATATCCATCATCCCAACCATTATCACTAGCTGGAACATATACAGTAGCTAATGCACTATTTCTTATTCTTTCTTTATATCCTTCTTTTAAGTAAACATCTATTCTATCATCATTACCACCACTACCAGTTATTCTATTAATCGCTATTTGAGTAAACTCATCATTAAAGAATGCAACTTTAGATGTAGAAGATGAAACAAATTCACTTCCACTTAATATATTAAATGTTAATGTACCTAGTGAACCTGAATTTGGATAATCAATATCTAGATTCCAACCAGAACCACTAATAATTTGTTGGTCTTGTTTTTGGTCTGTTTGTACTCTAACCTCAACACAATCAGCATGTTTTCCATTATGAGATTTCCATGGAACTATTACAGATGAAGTACCACTTATGTTTAGTGCAGCAGTTCTATCTTCAAATGTAAATGTAGTAGTTGTATCTTTATTTGCATTTTGTGGGCCACCAAATTCTACTACACTAAGTAATGATTGTGGTATTCCATAACAACTTAATGCAGCTGATATTGCTCTCTTAGTACCTTTATGTTTCTGTAAGTATGGTAGGTTGTTAAGTAATCTTCTCCAAATTTCTTGTTGTCTATCTTTACCACTCATTGTAGATACAACTTGACCATCTGAGTCTTTACCAAATGCATATTCCCAAAGAGCCTGAGATTGTATTCCTAAATCAGCATCGAATCCAAGAGATTCCAACATATGATAAATAAGTTTATCATTTATTCCATTCTCAAACTTATGTTCTAATTTTTTTACTCTATTGATACCATCGATATGTGTCCATAATATATCAAAGTGTTGGCCAATCATATCAAAGAATAATGTAAACGATTCTCCTTCTTGGTCATTTTGTACATGAGCTGGTAAGTTATTAACTAATCTTGATGTATTATTTTCATCATGTGTTCTAGCACTTGAGATAAGTGCATTATACCAAGTAGTTACTGATGAATCAGTAGATGCGGATAATGCTGAACCTCCAGCTCCTGGCCAAGTTAATCCACTAAGTGATGAACTTGTGTATAAGAATTTTTCAAATGAATCAAATCCTTTTTTAACATCATTAATTTTACCAAGAGTTCTTTTAGCTTCATTAGAAACAGCAACAGAACTTGAAGCTGAACCTGTTATTGTACTTGATGTTCCGCTTCCAAAATCAATTGAACTACCAGATACTAATCCATTATATCTGTTTTCATATGATTGTATCAACTTAACTTTATAAACAAAGTTTTCAGTTCTCTCTTCAGCTGATGAATATTTTATAAAATCAGCCCAATTAATTCTAGGAGTTCCAGTTTTAGAATAATATGTTCCTGTACCAGATGTTTCTACTAAGGTGTTAGATGCTGTTACAAATGATATATCTAAATTTTCTAATGAAAATTCTGATGATGATACAAATTGATTAATAACATCATTTGATGAAGTAGAACCACTTGATATTAAATCATCTAATATTTGATAACCAATTACATCATTAACTTCTAATGCAAAGTTAGGAGTAAGTGGAGTACAATTTTTAGAAATATCATCTATAATTGTTATTTCATCAATTAAAGGAATTGCCTGTAATTTGGATATCCAAATCCTATCATTTGGATTAAGAGTTTGAGGAAGTGGTTCATATAATTTTAATATTAATGATTTTTCTTCCTTTATTTTTTTTGTAGTATTATTAGTTAAATCATCTTGGAATGTAGATAGTGTATCTGTATCAATACCCCAAGTTGCAATTAACTTATTAGTACCTTCTCCTAAATGTAAGTAATGAGTTAAGAATGGAGATATTGAAGATTCAAATACTGATGTATCAAATGTATCTATGAACGCCTCTTTAATATCAGATATAAGTTGGCCTCTTCGTATTGTTAAATCACCAGCATCAAACGAAATACTAATTTCTTCTGTTTTACCCGCAGTTACTCGATCTCCTTCTGAGTTATATGGTATTAATAATAAATCAAATTGTATTACTCCATCAACCTCTGTTGGTTTAATATTTGCAGATGATAATTTAGATACAACATCACCAACATTAAATGTAGTAAGTCCAGAACCAGGAAGTCTTCCCAATGATGTTTTGGATGATACTACTCCTGCATATATTTGAATGTAGTTTGTATTTATTGATTGCCAACTAACATCAAATGGTACATTGTATCCTTTAAAATCAGCACCAACAATATTTTGTGGGTAATTAATATTTGTAATATCAGGACCAGGTATAAAAGCTTTACTCTCAACTGTTACTGATATTTTTTCTAGTGGACTACTTCCAGCTGCTTTTGAAACTGCCTGTAAATAAATTACATAATTACCAACCCCATTAAAGAAATCTGATTGAGTTAAAACTAAACTACCATTTAAATCTATTTTTCTTTTTGTTCTACCAAGAGTATAAATTACTTCTTCTGCATTTAAACTCTTATAAGGTATCTTTATAGAATCATTAGAAGATATGTTTAATCTAAAGTTATTGATTGATGCCTTTACTGCTGGAGTAAGTGGTGAAGCTTCACGAGGTGTTTTTTGAGCATTAACTATAATGTTAGTTTGACCCGCTGATAAATTTAGGTCAAGTGTTCCAGTAGTAACTTTTTTATTACTTCTTTTCTCTGGTGTATTATATTCAAATGTTACAGTATGTGTAAAATCCGAGATACCAACTGATTTGAAAGATATACTTGGAACTTCTCCGTTAACTGTTGGAGTATATGTTAAATCAAAGTCATCTTCATCTAAAAGGAATCCACTTTTACCCCAAGAAGTTTCATATCTAATAATATCATCAGCCGATACAAAACTTTCTACATTAATTTTAACTGGAACATCAGGTGTAGGAGGAACTATTGCAGATAGATTAAAATCTAAACTAACAAATTGAGATTTATTTATAGTATCTGTTATATTATTAATTTGATTTGGAATAGCAACAGATTCTCCATTTTTCTCTAATTTAAATTCGTAGTAACTATATGTTACGGTAGAAACTGGTCTTGGTTTTTTAGGTTTGTTTCTTTTAATTGGTTTAGAAAATCCTCCTTGGAATCTTCTAGCTACTGGAATACCTGCTCCGATACCTCTATTTCCATTTTCATCGGGAAATCTGTTTCCACCGGGTGCACGATAAATATCGTCTGAGAACAGTGCATTGTTGTCGAAATCATTTTCGAATGCTTCATTTGCAAATGTTCTTGTACCAGTTCCTCTAATGGGTATTAATTCACCCATTTCTTCTTCATCAAAATCAATGAAATCATCATCGTTTGTTATTATAGGTGCAACAGTTTTTGTTAATGTTTTCTGTACAGCAAATAATTTATATTCTTCATCGGATTGATAACCACTTTTAACTATTTTAAATATTTGTGGTGTTAGTAATTCTTTTCCTGAAAATTGGAATACATGAGTTGGTGTATTTAAAGTATCTTTTCCATTTAATACAATACTTCCTCCCATATTTGAAGCAACTGAAACTGATATACTTCTACTTTCTGATAAAGGTTTTTCAGGTGGTGTTGGGTATCTACAAGTTGATTGTTTATTTATGGTTGCTAATGGATTGTAATTTAAAGCGGTTCTGTCAGTACATCCACTAACAACTCTATACTCTTCTATATCATAATTATCAAGTTCAAACTGATTATCAGGAATAAGGTTTCCAGCTTCATCAATAAATCCTTCTGCAGAAACTCGTTCTCCAGAGGTTGTTGTTGTAACAGCACTTATGGCCTCACCTGCAGCAATTATGGCATTATCAGAGTAACCTCCTCCAGTAAGGATAGGCGTACCAAATTGCTCAACTACTTCATCACTAAAGTTTGAATCTGTTGGTAATCCTCTTATTATTCTTCTTGCCATATCTATAAATATATTTTTACTATATTACTACATTTCTCTTCTTACTTTCGGTCTTCTCAATACTATATCTCCACTATTTGCACCTGCTCCTCCAAGATTTAAATCAATATTTGTATTTTTAACCACATCTGCTGTATCTGAAATCCTACCTTCTTCAATTAGGAATGCAACATAATTATCATTTACTAATGGTGCAGTTGCAGTCATTCCTCCTCTTGGTCCTCCTCCAACTGCTATCTTATTAATTTTAGGTACTTTTGGTGGTGGATTAGTTCGTACCGGGGTTGGAGGTGATGGTGGTGGTGGAGGTGTAGGTTTAACTCTAATAGGAGCTTTTACATCTGGTGGTAAAACTTTTACACAACTACCTAGTTCAGATATTACTATACCTGGCATTTTTTGAACTGTACCTTTTTCTGCACATATTGTTGTTGAATCACCAGGAAGTAACATACTTGTTGTTTTTAAATTTCCAATAGCATCTTTGTAAGTTACAGACATTGGTACTGGAAGTACTTCATTATAAAAAGGGTTAGGAACTTTTCGTCCTAATCCATAATTGTTATTGTAACTATCAGAACCAAATTGGTTTTGACCATAATATTCTGCAATTTGTTTGTAATCAGGTGCCTCATAAATAAATGGCATTTGTGGTGTTGGAGCAATATTATTATTTTTAATATTGTACATCATTGTTGATACCACATTTGCAGGTTTAGGAGTTTCTCTTACATCTCCTTTAAATTTAAATTGTCCCTTATCATGAGTAATAGTAAATGAATCAAACTCTACACCTGAAACATTCTTGTTTACACCATTTTCTTTATATTTTATTTGTGCAGTTGCAGACCAAACATAATATTTTTTAGTTACAGTTTCAATTTTATTTTTGTATTTACAAGTTCCATTATCAACAGTTGCATTTGGATTGTAATTAAGTGCAGTACTATCTGTACATCCTTTAATTGCTGGTTCTTCTTCCTCAACCTCAACTGGTTCAGGTGGTCTTTTATATCTACAACTACCATCATTATCTTGTGCTAATGGATTGTAATTTTCAGCCTTAGGGTCTGTACACCCTCTTACCCTTGCACTTACTTTATCAGGAACAGTTGAGTTATATATTGAATTTGAAGTATTTGATTTTAAAATTTGTTTAACTTTATCAAATGTAATTTGTTCTTCTTTAGTTAATATATTATCTGTTTGTATATCTCTTTTTGGTAAAAAGAAATCAATACAATTTATTAAAGATTGTTGAGCATCTCTTTCTAATTGTTCTACTGATAGTTCAATACAATCAGCTTCATCTCCAAGTGGTTTACCAAAATTAATATCATTTACTTGCCAGTTTCTACGCTGAGAATAATATTCCATTGATTTAATAAACTTTGTTTTAATTCTGTTTAAGAAAATTTCAAAGCTTTCTATTTCAAATTCTTCTTTTATTAAGTTAATATAATTAATTCCTTCTTGTTCTGTTCCTTTTGAGAATAAAAAGTTTTGTATAATTTTTTCTAAATCTAATTTATCTATAAAAGCCTGAACAAAGTAAATAACATCATCTCTAAAGTTTTTATTATCAAGAAATACTGATAATCTTTTTTCTAAATCTTTATTTTCTCCTTTTGCTCTATTTGGTAAAACTCTAATTTCAGTTCTTGATGGAGATATTTCATGTACCCATAAGTCATCACCACCAGATTTATTACTACCAACTCTTCTATTTAAAAGAGTAACTTGTGTTTTAAATATTCCATTTGAATATCCAGCATCTCTAATTAACTTTTCGAGGTCTACTATAAATTCAGGAGTACCATCTTTCTTTTTAGTAAATTCATTATTAGATATTATAAAGTAATTAGAAAAGTTTTCATCATTAATATGAATATATCTTACCAATCTCCCATCTTCCATTTGTGGTAATTGGTTTTCATTTGAATCATATAAAATAAATTCGATCATATCAGAACAACCCAACCCAAAGTTAGATTTAGATATTTCTTTTTCAAATACCTTTCTATCTTCAGAGTCAACCTTGTACCCTTTTCTATCGATTATATCTTTAAATCCTTTTATTGCCATAATATTTTAGTTTCCAGAACCACCCTTTCTTCTCTTACGATAGAATAGTGCTTTTAGTTTAAAACTTTTTTGTCCAACATTAACAGTTATCTCATCTTCAAAGGTTTTCTTTCTTCCTTTTGGACTATTAACATTTCTGATTTTCTTAACATCTAGTTGTTCCGTACCAGGAGTTGAACCATTTCTTTTTGGAAGAGTTCCACTTGTTTTAGTAAATCCAATCCATGGACTTCCATGTCCACCTTTCTTATATTTAGCACTAATTGACCAATTTACTTCTTTTTCTTCATCTAAGTTAATTATTTCTAATTTAGTTCCATTCTTATCCCAACCATTTGATTTTGCAAGTGATTGGAATCTGAAATCAAAATCATCGGATGTTCTATTAACAACTTTAACTCCCCCTTCACCTGAAACATCAGCTCCTTGAGCAGCTTCTTTATTTTCAGCTGCTTTTTCTTGTTGTTGAGCAAGATTCTCAGCCTGTTGTTGTAGTGTTTTTACTAAATCTTTTTGAGCATCAAGGAGTTGTTTTAAGGTAGACTTTTGTGCTTGTAATCCTCGAACTTGTGCAGTAAGAGAAACTCTCTCTATACCCTCCTTAGTACCCTTAATAACAGATTGTTGGAAGTTATCCAACAGACCCGAGTATCTTTCATTTGCTACTTGTGTTTCATTCTCAGATGCGGCTCTTTGTAATTCTGCAGAATCCAATGATATCTCAAGAGTAGCTATTTGAGATATTTTTTCTTCAGTTAAAGCTATCTGGTCATTTAGTTGTTCTCTTAAATCTTCTAGGTCACTTACCTTCTCATCAAAGTTATTTTGAAGTTTATCATATTTTGACTTAAGAATGTATGGGCCTTTTTGTAGTTTTTGTTTTTTTATTAACTCATCAACCTCTACATCAACTGCCTTTACTAACTCATCTTCATTATATTTAGGTTTTTCTAAGTATCCTGATGTTTCTCCACTAAAGGAAGTTTGTTCTTCAACTTCTACTTCATCAAATTCATCAGAATCAACCCAATCAGATTTGTATCTTGGTGATATTTGTTTTCTTTTAATTGGTTTTGAACCAAATGGAACTGCCTTTTTTTCTTTTACAAATGGTTTAACTTGTTTACCATCCTTTTTACGCACAAGAATACCACCAGTTTTTTTATCTCTGGTCTTATCTATTGCTTTAGAACCCTTTGTTAAAAGTTCTTTTAATCTGTAATCTTCAGGTCTAGCTGCCATTTTATAATTCTACTGTGAAAGTTAAATCCTTATCATCAAAGTATTCAACTACACCATTTCTATTTATTTTTATTTCAATATAATAATCTCTATTAATTTCCCAATTTGTTAAATTTAATTTAAAGAAGTGGCCATTAGAATCACAACTAACCTTAGTATAGTTATCATCAAATGGAACAACCACTTCACCAGTTACTACATCTTTAATTTGATAGTATGTAGTTGATGGTAAGTATTTAACATCATTATAAGAGTATGTGTTGGTATAAGTTTTAAGAGGATATGTTTCTCTTGCAAAAACTCTGATTGTAGGTTTACTTCCCCTCTTATACGAAGTTTTTAATCTCTTAAAAGTTACATGGATATCATCGGATGTAAGTTCTGTAAGAGAGCCTGTTGTATAAGCAGAATCATCCCAACCAATTCTTAGTTTAGGTTGGTAAATTGTATTTGTTTCTTTAGAAAAGAATTTTAATTGTCCATAATCATTGGTATCATTCTCTAATGCAGAATCATGCATTAATATTAGTCCATTATTTGGGAATGTACCAGCCACCCATTTATTAATTGGGTCTAATACATTCATGGATATATCAGTTGATGAATAAGAGAAAGATTGAGATACCGCCGAACCAGTTAACCACATTCCTCCTTTACCATTAAATGAACCAGAACTTTGTAATGATGCTGAACCTATTAACCATTTATCATCGGTTGTTCTATTATTCCATGTACAACCATCAGTTGATATCTTATCAAATCGAGTACCAATACCAACATCCCATGATTGAGAAACTATATAACCATATAGTGTATAATCAGTTGGTATTTCTATTGATTCACATTCTCTAAGTACTAAATCTGCAGATGAAGCTGTAATTTCTCCACTTGCAATTGAAGAAGATATTTCATTTGTATTAAATTCAATTAATGTATGGGCAATATCTTTTAAATTACCGTAGTATGTTTTGGATATTTCCAATATCTCATCTCTACCAGTATTTTGAGATGGTTGTTGTAAATAAATTGTTGAATCTTTAGATGCTGTTACGAAATAATACATTATACAACCCTCCCCCTTATATCTTTGTCAGGAAACTTCACTTCAAATACAGAAGGGTCTAAAGATGGATAAACCATTTTACCTTTAGTTGCATCTTCTATATTATATGAATTATCTGAATAGTTTCCTAAACACTTGTTAGTGATTTCACATTTTGGTACTGATTGAACTCCCTCAACACCTGCGATTAATAACTCTACCTCAGATACATTAATTGCCATATTAAATGTCCAATTATCTATATCGAAGTAATTTGCCAACTCTTGTTGTACTTTAACTAATACTTCTCTTTTGTTATATCCACCATAGGTTCTTATTTCAAAATCTACCCCTATGTTTATAACAAATCCATCAATTAAATTAACACCATCAGTTAACATTCTAAATTCACTAATGTATGTTTTTAGATTTTCTTTAACTGCCTGATTTAAAGTTGTTATATTTTGATTTGAATCATATCCAAGTACATATAAGTTAATTGCAAATGGATTATTTTTTTCATTTATATTACTTTTCTTAGCACCTAAGAATTTAGTTACCTCATCTTTTATTTCTTGTTCTGATAACTTTTTTTCTTTTAATGATTCTACTAATCCAACAAACTCGTTAAGAGAATCTGGATTTGAAAGAATAGATGCAGGAGAATTATTATCTAACTCACCATCTGGTGCACAATATGCTTTAGCAACACCACCAAACTTAGGAGGTAATGATAATGCTCTTACTTGATAATCTTTTCTTGTTACTGCTCTGTTTTGTGAACCAAAGTTTGCCAATGCGTTTTCTCTAATCTCTTCTATTGTATCAGCACCCTTTCCACCTGTTCCTGTTTCTTCGTTATCACACGCTACTGAATTTTTAGCTACTCTATATAAAGCTACTTCATCACCTTGGAACGATGCGTTATCTTCATCGAATTCAATTGTTTCAATATTAGTTAATTCACCAACACCAACATTTGATTCAACACCACCACCTGCTAAATAAGATATTGTAAACTTACCAGTCGGAGCCTGTCCATATGATTTTGTTTTTAGAAAGTTTGAAGGATCAAATGATGCTCCCATTTTATCAATAGAAGAGTTTAAACCCAATCCAACATTTTTAAAGTTAGGAATTAATGTTTCATCAGATGATGTTGAGTTACCTCCACCAAATACTATTGATGTTGTATTATCTTCGTTTACTTTAGTTGTAAATCTTCTTGATGTTTTTATTACTTTAAGAATATTAGGTACAGAATCTTTGAACTGAGCCAAATCTTTATCTGTTTGTTCTGAGTTAGGATAATCAATAAAAATCATCTCTTGTGCTAAGTAAGGAACTTTATACCATTTATTTCCATTTGAATCTCTTACATCATAGATATCAATTACATTATCATCTCCTAATCTTACTTTAGAAAATTGTTGAGGAGTTGAACCAAAATCAAATTCTATTTCTTTAAGTTCTGCAGACATTGCATTTACAAACTTTTTTATTAGGTAAGAAGTGGGTGTTCCTGAATTACTTTGATATATAGAAATTTCTCTTTCATCTTCTACTGAAAAATCAAGTAGTTCTGATGTTCTAAAAAGAGTTCCATTTGTTGCCGATTTAACAACCATTCCTTCTTTAATTCTTAAACAATATTCTAAATCAGGTTGAACATCATCACCAGTTCCTTTTGATGGTACTGTTTGATATACAGCCAGTTTTACTATTGATGGAGATGTTACCTTTGGTTTATATCCAAGATACTCAGCTAATGCAACTACATTTGACTTATCTTCAGAATATAACATTAATGATTCTTTTAATGTATCATCTGTATAATAAGATAAAACATCACCAAGATAAGATGCCATTTCTATGAACATCATTCCAGGAGAAGATTCGTTAAAATCAGAATAGGTTTGTGGGAAATATGTTTTTGCATATTCAATTAAGTTCTCTCTAAATTTAGAGAAATCTTTATTGAGGTATTTTATATCCCTACCTTGATTCGATTTTCTTGTTGAACTATTTAATGCCATTTTTTATCCCTCTACCGTAAATGTTAATTCTTGAGATTCAAATTGTCCACCAACAGAAAACTTTACTTTAATTCCTGCTGTATTTCTATCTTTCATCTCGTCTGTCATATCTACTTCTATTTCTTCTATATCAATATAAGGTAACCAAAAATTAACACTATCTGTTATTACTGATTCAAGTCTTTCTTCTAAATTATCTGTCATTTGTTCAAATAACAATCCTTGAAGACCTGTTCCAAAATCTGGTTGTAAAATTCTCTCACCTCTATTTGTTAATAGTAAATTTTTTAAATTACTTTTTGCTTGTTCAAATGATGAAAATGCTTGATTAAAATAACCATTGTTACCTCTCTGTACAGGTAAAGTAATTCCATATGCATGGTTACTAAACTCTGCGGTATCTTTTACTATTTTCTTATCAAGAATGTAAGCCATCTATTTTCCCTTATATTATCTCTTAAACTTTTTAACAAGTTCAGAGTTATCTCTATTTAATATTCTATCTAAACCAGGTAAACCAGTTTGAACTCCTAATCCAGTTTTACTTGGTTTTGTTCCTACTGATCCATATCCCATTTTTTGTGCCATTTGAGCTCTTAAAGCCTCAGTACCACCTGCTCCAAGTGATGTATCCATATTAACTGTTTGATTAATATCTGGTTCTGCATCCATATACGAAGGTATATGAGTATTTTCAGTAACTTGTTGTGTTTGTTGTGGTAATGAATCCAATACAGATTTACCTCCTGTTGGTCCACTACTTCTTTGTGCTTTTGTAAATGGTTTTGTTTCGTTTAAAACTTTATTTAAAATTGCATTATTTGAAAATGTTTTCTGTGGTGCAGCAATTCTTTGTTCATTTAATGCTTCTTCAGCTTTTTTAAATGGGTCTGATTCTTGTATAGGTTCTATATTTTTTTGAACCTTTATTTTTGAATCTGATAATCTCTTCTTAACTTCTTCTTCTAATATCTTAGGAAAAGTTTTAGATAAAAAATGTTCTTGTCGTTTGGCAACCTCGGCCTCCACAAGTGTCTTTATTACTTTAATTAATTGCTTATTATTCATTTCTAATTCTTGTTATCTTAATATAAATATATGTACTTTAATTTTATGGTTCTAAATAGCTATGGAATGGTAAATCCTGTTCCCAACACTGCTCCTGGTAAAGATACTGGACCTGTTGGGCCTGGATATAATGAAACAGTAACATATGAAAATTGTGGTGTCATTATGTGCAGTTTCATTCCACCAATTAGTATATCTAAGAACAAACCACTATCATCAGTTGGAGAATTGGGCCCAACAGGACTCCATGTTCCTGGTGATGAACACATTGCTAATGTACAAGATACATTCATGATAGATGTAGTAGCTGGAACTAATGGTGGCATCAATTGTAAAGTGGCTCCTGTCCAATACCCAATAACTCCTTTACCGATATCATCTGCAAAAGTATGTAATCCTTTTTGTTTAGCCTGAGCTTTCATACAAGCAATGTTTACCAAAGATTCCATTGTTTCTTTATTACCCTTTTGTATTGGAACTTGATTTGCTGTTTGTAATCCTGTTATTATACAATTATTATACTCTGAAGTTATTTTCTTTGCAAAATCTTTAGAATCTTTAATACCATCCTGATTTTGCATGTAAGCTAACATACTTTGTTTGAATATTGAGAAAGACATGATTACTCTGTATAGTTAAGTGTTGATAATATAGTATCTAACTTTGATTTAATTTTATTAAAATCACCACGATTGTTTGGGCCCATTGTAGTTGGCCCTGCCGGTGTTGAAAAAATTTGAGCGTTTATAGCATCACAGAGTTCAGCCATAATATCAATAAGAGTTTGTCCTCTAGCTAAAGGTTCTGTTGTTTCTTCTGTATTTAAATATATTTCTCCTTGGTCTCCTAATATAAATACATTATTATCATTTGTAGTAATTCTAACATCACCATTGAAATCCATATCAGCACCATCTAATCCATTATCTATTGTAAGTTTACCATCTGATATAAATGAGTAGTTTCCTTTAGAGTAAAATAACATTTCAGAATCTTTTGATGATAAAACAATTCTACCACTATTGATAAGAACTTGGTCAGTTCCTTTTAATTCAGGTTCTTCCGCATATATTGGTTCTGTTTCTAATGGTGTATCAACTGTACCAGGAGTAAATTCTAATAAATGTTCTCCACTTGATAGTACAATAGTTGAACCATCATCAACAATATCTTCAAAAGTAGGTTGACCAGGTTTTAAAGATTCTAATGATTTAGCACCTTGTCTGTTTCGTATTATGATTGTTGGAGCTAAAACATTATCTATGTTGTTGTATCCACTAAATCTAATTGATTGTCCAAAACGAGATTGTAAAACTTTATCACCTTCAAAAAATTGTAATGGATTTATTTGAGTTGATTCAAAATACTCATTTTTTAATGCAGAATCATCACCACCAGATGAATTGGGTGTTCCTGTTTGAGAAGTTGTTTTATAATCAGATGAACCACCATCTGCAGCTTTTTCGTTTTCTGGTTGGATACTCTTTCCTACATCCTCTATGAAATTTCCTGAGTTTACTTGAGTTGATGTTATTCTTCTATAAACATTTGTACCATTTCCAAGTGTAACTATTTCAACAGTTTCACCAATTAAAGGTAAATCTAAAATAGAATAATCAAATGGTGGGTAGTATCTAAGTTGATCAGGATGAGATGTAACATCATCTAATCTTCTAAGTTTTACAGAACCTATTTTATAAGTACTTCTTGCTTCTCCTTCACTTTGAACTCCAGTTTCTATTATTTCAGGATGTTCTTCATTGAGTATAACATCTAAAACTATTCCAATTGAAACTTTAGTCCTTACTTTATTGGACCTACCTTGTCTTACTGCAGCGGATTGTGATTGTCTACTCATTTGTTTTTCCCACTTTTTGTTTTAACTCTTCAACCTCATTAGTAAGTTCATCTACTTTTACATCTTGTTCATCAGCTACTTGTGAAATTGTTTCATCTAATTGTTGAAGTAATTGTTCTTTTTCTTTATCGGATAAGAATCCCATCTCTCCTTCTGATTTATTATCAGATGCTATCATTCTTTGAGCTATAGCTGCCATTTTAATAAGTGATTCATCGTTTCTAACAGATGTATCTACTAAATCTTTTAATATTGGGCCTATAACTGCCATATCACCAGAATGTCTAATTACTTTTTTCATTTCAGCAATTAGTTCTGAGATTCTTTGTTTCTTGTTTTGTTGGTTATCATAGATATCCTTAAACAATCCACTAAGATTTTTTCCTGGAAATAATTCAAATTCTGTACTCATAATTTTACCATATTATCTTGTATATAAATATGGTAAACAAAAAAACCTCACTTTTTAGAGTGAGGTTTTCCTATAATGTACATTCCTAGATGGCTGTAATTATGCCTTCTTTTTTAAGATGTGGTATAAAACTCCAGCACCTACTAATCCTAGTAGTCCTTCGTTACTTAATGAACCGATAATACCCATAATGTTATCCACTACTGATACTTCAGGCCAAAAAGGAATATCTGCTCCCTTGAATAGTACTTCTAGTACTACTCCAAGAGCAATGATACTAATACCGATTTCTGTAAGTGATTTTGCCCAATCACCGATTTTGTTTAGAAATTCCATAGTATATCTCCTCTGTTTATAATTAAAAGTATTATAACCTCTTCCTTATTTAAAACATCGGACATCATTTATATGTCAACAATAACTATGGTATATATGATAAAAAAAATTCCAATATATATTCAACCCCCAATTAAAGAAGTGTATGAAAGGTTTATATATTTATGTACAAAAAAACCCCATCGGAATGATGGAGTTTTATACTAACCACTTTGTTATACGATTAGAGATTTAATGAGGAATTTTATAACCTATTATTAGTGTCCTCTATCTTCATATAAGTATATGTTCACTTGCCGATAACTTATAATATTTTCTTTTTGATAATATAGTTGTTAAGTATTAAAGTATCCATTTCACAATTTAAAAATGTTTTAATTGCATCTTCTGATGTAAGAACCATTGTTTGGTCTTTTAAATTAAATGAAGTATTAATTACAATTGGAAACTTATTTTTCTTTTCTAAACTATCAAGTAACTTATATATTCTTCTATGTTGTATTTTATTAACAGTTTGTATTCTTGCCGAACCATCTATATGTGTTATAGCTGGTAATTCTTTTTTATACTCATCTCTAACCTTTACAACCTGATTCATATATGGAACAGTATCTTTGTAATGAAAATATTTATTGGAACTAGATTCTCGTACCATTGGTGCAAATGGTCTGAATCCTTCTCTCTTTTTTATAACTCTATTTAAACGAGATTTCATTTGAGGGTCTCTTGGGTTTGCAAGTATAGAACGATTACCCAATGCTCTTGCTCCAAATTCCATTCTACCCTCAACCCATCCAATAACATTACCATCTTTAATTTCTTCAGCAACAATATCCACAATCTGTTCATGTAGTTTTCTCTCATACCAAACATCCTTATCATATTTTTCTAATGTAGATAATATATTATCAGTAGTAACAGGAGGGCCTAAGAATGGATTAGAGTTATCAACTCTAACTTCTGATTTACTATAATAATAATGTAAAGCACATCCAATAGCCGAACCAGCATCTGAAGGAGCTGGTGGTATGTATAGGTTTTTAAACTTTGTTCTTTTTAGAATCTTTCCATTAGCAGTACCATTATATGCACATCCTCCACTTAAACACAAGTTATCTGATTTTGTTAAATGATATAATTTATCTAATAATCTAAAAAATAGATATTCATAAATTAATTGTAAACAAGCTGCTATATCCTTATGTTCTTGTTTTAAATCCTCTTCAGGTAATCTGTTTGGTATTTCAAATAGTTCTGATAGTTTTTCGTTGAACATAGTATTAGTTGAATACTCATATGTAAAATAATCCATATTCAATTCAAATCCCCCTCCATTAGTTTCTTTATATAGTTTTTTAAACTTATCTAGATATGGAGAAACATTCCCATATGGTGCCAACCCCATAACTTTATATTCACCTTCGTTTGGTTTGAATCCTAAGAAGGAAGTTATAGTAGAATATAACATTCCTAATGAGTGAGGAAAATCTATTGATGATAATTTAGTAATATCCGTATCACCAGAAGCTATACAGGTTGTTTCCCACTCACCCACACCATCTACTGATAATATAGCCGATTTACCAAATGGTGAAGTATAGTGAGCATATGCTAAATGTGATAGATGGTGGTCACAATAAACTATTTTTGTATCTTTACCACACAAATCATCTAGTTGTTCTTTTATATCATTGTATAATTTTTTGTTTCGTGAAATTATACTTTTTCTACTAAGAAAGTTTGTCCATCCACCTTTCTTAGTTGATTCTGTAATTCTTTCTAATTTTAAATCAGGATTTTCATAGAAACAAATAACCTCTAAGTTATCTGGAGTGAGGGAGTGTTCATTTAGTAGCCAATTAATAGTGTTAATCGGAAATGATAAATCGTGTTTTATTCCTGTAAATCTTTCTTCTTCACATGCACCCAATACTTTACCATCTTTAATTAAAGAGGCAGCTGAATCATGATATCCGCAACTTATTCCTAAAATATAACCTTTCATTTATTCTATAAATAATCATTATCTATATAAGGATTTGAATCAATATCTTTTTGTCCATCCTCTTTAGCAGACCAAAAATCTTTTCTTCTTGGTTCTCTGAATTCACCATATTCTAAATAATCATTTAACATTTTCTTTTGATGTTTCTTCATTACATTTACAACCTTAGTAATATAATGAGTTTTACAATCTGTCATTTCTCTTATTAAAAGATATAAATGTTTTTTGTTAAAGTTTTCAATGTACTCACTTCTTCTAAATAATTCTAATATTGCATCTGCTATTTGTAAATCTCTTTTCTTAACAAATACATTGTTTAAATTATTATCCCAATACTTTAACATTATATTTTTAAATTCTTTAAACTCATTGTTTTCAGATTCCTCATTAAAATCATTTTCAGGATTCCATGTTTCTGGCATTGCAGATAAAAGGGAATTTTGTTTCCATCTTTTATAGTTACCATTGTTCTTTAAAATCAAATGGTTCTTTGCAATAATAGTAAAGTAAGAAAATGCTCTACCTTTACCTTCTTTAAACATATGAATTTTTTCTACCATTGTAGAAACTACTTCTGTTTGAATATCTTTTTTGGATACATCAAAATAAGAAAACTTAAATGTATTTAATACATTTTCTGCTAATTTTTCAAATGGATATTTGATTCTTGTTTCATAAATTTCAGACCTTTTTTGTGAGTCTTTACATTTATTATACTCTATAATTGCTTCTTGAGCTGGAGCGCCAAAGTAAATCTTGGACTTTTTTCTTCTAGGTTTCGGCATTTTTAGATTTCGTTGTTTAGGTTGTCAATCATTTTTGTAAGTTCAGAAAACGAAGCTCCCACCTCATCATCTTTTTCAAATACTTGTCTATTATCAATATCTTTCATTTTTTGTAAAGTATTACCAATGCGATTTCTAATATCTGAAATTGTTGAAACTACTTTATCTTCTAATTGTTCATTCTGTATTAATAAGTTTCTTATTCCAATAATTAAAATGAAATTAATTAAAATAGATACTCCAATAACTACATTAGATATGGTTAATAGTTCTATCATGTTTTTGTTTTAATTTAAGTTAATATCGTATCCACTAAATTTCTCCATGTACGATGTAATTTTTGTTCCGTTTCCATCTTTAAAAACTTTACCATTTTTAAAGTATCGTTTTACTGAACCTTGTCCTCCAAGATGAGCAGCTGCCAATATACCACTTTCTGAAATATACATACCATTAATGGTTTGTCCATCGAATACATCAATGTACTTTTGTAATTTTTCTTTGTTGTGTAATAATAACGCCATCATTGCTTCTTCTTGTAGTTGTGGGTTACTTAAGAATTCTTTTTTTGTTACTTTGAATCCTAATCCTTTTAGAGTACTTCTTCCAAATTGGTATTTACCCATGTATCCCCATTTGTTTGTAACAGTATAATCGTTACTAGATTCTCTAAATCCAACAGCATCTAGAAACTTTTCTAATTCTTCTTGATGATATTGTTTAAGTTTTAATTCCTCAGCTTGTTTTCTGAGTTCTTCTGATTCTAATAATTCGGTAATAATGGGTTTTTTACTTCCATCATTTAAAGCCGCTGAATCAATCATTCCAAACGATAGTAAAGTAACTATCGTGGCTAATATTATAGGTTTTCTCATAAAGTTTCTCCTTTTGATTAAACTATACTACTAATATACGAAAAAAATTCCATATATACAAGCTTTTTCAAGATTATTTAAGCTTCACCCATTGGGCCGTAATATAGTCCTCTCATAACTGAATCTTCGTTAAAATCATCTGAATCGAAGATTCCTTCATCAAAACTATTTCCTAAATCGTTTAATATTTCTTTATTTTCTAAGACCATATCTTCTATTTCTCCTATGTTATCATCAAGAGCTTTTTGAAAATCTTGTTCCGAAATAATATCATTCTCGATTAATACATCAAGAAGAGTTTGGGTTATTATCGTTTGATTAAGTAATTTACTACTTAATTTTTTTATTATTTCCTTTGATCTTAAGTTCATCTAATAAATCTTTTAGGTTATTTCTATCTTCTTCTCCGTAAATTAAATCACCAAAAGCTCTTGTGATTGTTTTATTAGTGTACCCCATTGCCGATGCAAGTCTTACACAGACTACTTTATATTCTTGAATATCCATATCATCTGGTACATCAAGTTCTATTTTACTTGCTTCTCTATTGTTCTCTACAAAGTCTTTGTCTGTATATGTAAATATAAGTTTTCCCATTTTTAGTTAAATTATAAGATTTCAGCTCCCTCTGAAAGTAAAGGTTCAGCCTTTTTGTATTTCATAAATTCAGTAGAGCCATCTGATAGTTTTACCATCACTCTTTCGTTTCTACCATATTTCTTTCCTCTTGTGATAGTTTCAGTATATCTTCTTGATGTATCTGTTATGAGAATACCATTTAAATGGTCTATCTCATGTTGAGCACATACACACTCTAATAATCCTTCATCACCAAAAAATTCATTTGAATCTTTCCATTCTGTTTTATCAGGTGAAAATATAACTGTTCCTAAGTTATCACACTCTATTGTAAATGATTTATGTCTTACTGTTTTAACTGGTTTACGCATTGATTTATCTAACGATAAACATTGTTCTATATAAGCAACTGTTTGTTCTGATGCTTCTGTAACCCTTGGGTTAACTAATATCAATGGTTCTTTTACATTTATTAAACACACTCTATCTGTTAATCCTATTTGGTTTGCAGATAATCCTAATCCACCATGCTTTTCTAATTCTTTTTTTAATTTATCAGAAATAGTATCAATATCTGATTGAGACATTGGTCTTGGTAAAAGTGTTGTTCTTAATTTACTTGGGTCTTTAATTAATTTCATTTAAATAATTCTAATTGTTGTGAATCTGTTAATGTTTCTCTTGTGGATATATCTGCTCCCATTTTTCTACGAGTTACAGTTTTACCCCCATCTGGTGATTCGTATATCCATGCTCTATCATCAGATTTAAAAAAGTTTTCTTGTTGTAACCAATACAACTCTCTTACCTTTGAACCTAACTCAAAATCGTTAGGATATTTTTCTACTAATTTTTTTATGTGTGCTTCCATTATTCTGCTATGTTTAAATATTTTTCTAATAACCATGATGAAGATTGAATCTTTTTACCCAATCCCCATACTGAATCTATTCTATATGAATTACATACATCGTTCTCTGGTGTAGTTGTTTCTGTTCTATCTCCACCATTACCAAATGCCATTACACCCTTTGGTAATTCACCATGTTCGTTCATAAACTTTCTTTTTGCATGGTCAATGAAATCAATTGCCGTATCATCCCCATGTATAAGTGGATTCATTACATAAACATAATCCACATCTCTTAATGATTCCATTATAAACTTTCGTTCACCTTCTTTCATAAAAGATTTACCTTTTTTTCTTCTTAACCAACTATCGTTGTTAAGTCCTATCCAAACCTCATCTGCTAATTTCTTAGCGTTTTGGATACATTCAATATGACCCTTATGTACCGGATCAAATCCTCCACTAATTAAAATTACTTTATACTTTTTACTCATTATAAACTATTTGTTATACAAATATACGAAAAATATTTTACAATTCCAAATTATTTCCAAGAAAAGCCTGCACCCATGTGTCCAAACGCCGCAGATTCTCCAAAAATTGGTCTTTTAAGTTCTAAAAAGTCAATGATTCCTTTTGGTGATAAATCATATCCTTTAATAAATTCATGTTCTCCATCAACGATTGCAGTTGCTTGAAGAGGTTTATCATATCCAATTGCATAAGCAAGTTGAACCATCACTTCTTGTACCTCTGGTCTTTCTTCTAAGATATCTACTGCGATTCTTCTTCCCATATAAGCTGCACTCCTATCAACCTTAGTACAATCTTTACCACTAAATGCTCCACCACCAAGTGGAACTCTCGGCCCATAATTATCTACTGCTAACTTTCTACCAGTTAATCCAGCATCAGCAGTAAACCCACCAATGTTCCAATCTCCTGCAGGATTACAATGTAATGATTCAATAAAGTAATCAGAATAATCTTCAAAATATTCCATTACTAATTGTTGTAACTTATCGGCTGGTGCATTCTGAAATGAACAAACAACTCTAAGTGAGTTACCATTCATAGTAACTTGAGTTTTACCATCGTAAGGATATTTACTAAATACATGCTTGTTAAGTTCTCTTGATAAGAAATATTCTTGTGGTAAAAATTGTTCGTTATCTCTGCAAGCATAACCAATCATAATTCCTTGATCTCCTGCTCCACCAGTATCAACTCCATTAGCAATCTCTGGTGATTGTTTTGTAAGATGAACTATTGTATCTTCTACACCTGATATATTATATACAACTAACTTGATATCATCTTCAGTAATATCTGCCGTTGAGGTTACTTCACCGGTAACAAATACTTTTCCATTACCACCACAGGTTTCAATTGCACATCGTGAGTTTGGGTCTTGTGTTAGATATAAATCTAAAATAGTGTCTGATATTCTATCACACATTTTGTCGGGATGTTTCGGTGAAACACATTCTGCTGTTCTAATCATTGTTTTGTTATTTGTGTTTTTAAATCTTTATATTTTTTATTCCACTTAGCAATTTCTTCCTTGTAACTTTTTTTTATATTTTCTTGTTTATCAAGTTTACTTCTAAGTTCTTTATTTTGTTTTTCTAAACTCTCTATTTTGAGTTCGTATAATCTTTGATGTTCCATTTTAATTACTTAAGGGTGCTTTAATTGTTGGGTGATATTCGTAATCTTTAATTTCATAATCCCATTCTCCATTTAAGATATCTACATTACTTAATTGAATCGTTGGTAATTTAAACGATGTTCTTTTTACTTGTTCTTGTGCCTGTTGTAAATGGTTTTTATATAAGTGTACATCTCCTAATGAACCAATCAGTTCACCGGGTTTTAAATTTGTTTCTTCACATAGTAAAAGTAATAAAGTACCATAAGATGCGATATTAAATGGTAACCCTAAGAAAGTATCAACACTTCTTTGATTCCACATTAAAGATAACTTACCATCGTTTACATAACATTGAAATCCATAATGACAAGGTGGTAATACCATCTTATCAAGTTCTCCAACATTCCATGCAGATACCATTAATCTTCTACTATTAGGATTTTCTTTTATATTTTTAATAAGTTGTTCTATTTGGTCAACTCTAATATGATTAACCATTTCATCATAACCAAACCAATTTCTCCATTGTTTACCATATACAGGTCCTAGTGTACCATCGGTTCTTCCACTCTTGTTGTAATCACCATCCCATATATGACAATTATTATCTTGAAGATATTTAATATCTGTTCTTCCTTTTAAAAACCATCTCAATTCTGTCATCATAGTTTTTACTGCCATCTTCTTGGTTGTGAGTAAAGGAAATCCAATACTCATATCATGTCTAATTTGTTTACCAAATATTGATAGAGTTCCTGTACCAGTCCTATCTTCTTTTTTCTTTCCTAAGATTAATACATCTTGTAGAATTTTTTGATAATCGTTATCTAACTTGTTCATATTACTGAAATATTTTTATTAAGTTCTATGCTTTCTTTTTTATTTAATAAAAAATAGTATTTACCGTTTTTTAAGTTTAAACTATTTTTAACTTTCTTTAAAGTACTTTTATCTAACTCACATCCTTCATCATAACCAAATCTAATAACTAAATTGTTTTTACTGAAGTTAGGAACTGGTTGTGGCCATGGTTCTTGATTAAAAAATCTAATATTTTTATTTTTTAAAGAATCTACTAAATATTTTTTTTGAGTTTTAGTTGGAAGTTCATCTGAATGTGGTTCTTTATCACCTCGTACACTCATTATAATATTTTCAGAAGTATCTGTTTTTAAAAATGAAATTATACTATCCAATATATCTGGATACAATGAAGCGTTTATAGTAATTTTTATATCACTATCTAATACCTCCATGTATGAATATATATAGAAAGAATCATTATATCGATTCATATAACCATTTTGTTTGATAAGATTATTTACAAATGTTTTCATTTTTCCCATCTTTGTATTAAAGAAAATTCTTCAAATTGTTTTACTGGATGTGGTAAATAATCATAAATATCTAATAAGGTTGTTCTTATATAAACATCAGCGGGAAGGATTCCTTTCTTAACACCTTTAATCAATTTAGCTGCTCCAATTGGATTTAGTAAATACCCATGAGCTCCAAACAACCACATAGTATCACAATGACACAATCCTTCTTTTTGATTCCATACTTGATAAACATCATGTTCGTTTTTACATATTGGTCTTTTGTGTATTCCATCTTCTTTGGTTAACCATTCTGATTTAAAGTTTCCATAATAATAACTTCCCCAATTTGGTTCTCCCAAATTTAATAAATCTTTATTAAAGTTTTTTAAAATGTTTAAATCAATTTTGTTATTAGTTAAAATAGCATCATGTTCAAGTATTAGTATTGGTTGATTTAGTTCCATACATTTTAGCCATAAATTATAATGAGAAAAAAATGTAGCTATTTCTGCATCAATACTTCCTGCACCAAATCTTTTTATATCTAGTATATTAAAATTTGAATCAATAAATGTTTGCCAAACATTATCTGTATTAACTCCTTTGAATAAGTTAACATCAATATCAATTTCTTTAAATACTTTTTGAGTATGTTTTGCACTTTTTATACTTCTATCAGATGTATCAACATATATTACAAAAGATTTCATATAGATTTTATTAATTTTTCTAAATAATTATTTGCACTATCTAACATGGTATCATTAAGATATAATTTGAAAGACATATTGTGTTCTGAAAATCCTCCCTTTAAATGTGTAATAAAATCTTTTCCACTAAATTTATATATGTTAGATGAATCTGTTTTGTAATTGTTATTTCCAAAGAAAGGTCTAAGGTGTAAAAAGGATTTGCCTTCGAGTAAACATTTTATTGTAGCTCCATGATTAGTATCACCATAACCCCAATCAACAGAATAGTCATTAAAGAATTCTTTTTTACATAAAAAGAAATAACAATCAGCCAATCCAAATTCTTTTTGTTTTATATATCCACCATTTTCGTGTCCAATTTCAAAGTCTATTCCTAAACTATCTATGATATCTTTATTTCCTAAATAACCAGTTAAGGTAAGATGTTTAGAATCCGCCGAAACATATTCATTTGTTTTTAGTGAATTTAATAAATTAGATAAAAGATTTTCTGAATAAAATATATCATTGTGTTGTAGTACAATATATTCTCCTATTGCATATTCAATACCAATATTATATGCAATAGATGCCCACATACTATGATTTGTAATATCATCTATCTTGTATTTTGTTTTTATATCATCTGTTAATTCATCCTCGGTTAAATATTGTAATCCTTTTACTATTTTTAAGTTAGGCAGTTTAATATCAGGAAAACTATTAGTATTATCTACTAATATAATTTCTTTATCTAAATCGCATGTTTTGTTTATATTCTTAATAGCCATAATAGTAGAAAATATTATCATACTACTATCGGTATCTTTCCACTCATGTAGATTATCACCTTTACTTGCAAATGGAATAATAAAACTAATCATGATTTATTTCTTTATATGGTTTTCCATTTTCGTAAAATAATGCTGAACTACCAACCAACTTACCATTTTTAAATTTATGTTTTGATTCTATATTACTATTATGGTGATAGAATTTCCAATCACCAGTTGGTTTACCATTTGAGTTTAATACTCCCTTACCTCGTATATTTCCTTTTCTATAATAATCAACATATTCATACAAAGAATCAGATAAATAAATTGT